ATCAATGATAGTTTGTTGTTCTTTAATAGCCTCTACTAAAAGTGGAACTAATTTATCATAATCAATTGTTAGATAATTCTCACCACTCTTAGAACCTTTTATTTCTTTAGTTTCCGAATCTATATCAGTATCGAACGGTGCTAAATGTACAATTTCAGGTAATATACTTTGAACTTCTTGAGCCGATAAACCCAATTGTACTTTGGTATCAGTATATCCTACTGAATGTGCTAACTCATTGTTTACATAGTAAAATCCATTTAATTGAGATACCTTTTCTAATGCATTTTCAATATTACCAACTTTTGTTTTTAACCTTTCATCGGAATAGTATGCTATAATATTTCCCTGTGCAAATATCCAATCATAACAATATATGTTATTATTAATGATATAGTTAAATCTAGATGTTGAGTTAAAGTCACCATAATATCCAGTGTCGTGGTCATAGAAAATCGGAGAACGAATATCATTGTTCACATACATACCATATGGTTGAATAGACATTCTATCGTTACCTCTCCATCTCAAATACCATATACCATCTCCTTGAGCGTAATATATCCATCCATATGAGTTATCATGTAATCCAACATCACCACCTCTACCCATCCAACAAAACCTACTCGTAATACCATATCCTAACCATCCATTTCTACCACCACCATATGTAGCTATTGTTCCATAAGGGTTACCCTCACATTCTGGTGACCATATACCTCTACCATAAGACTCCCAATATACACCAGTACATCCTTGAGGTCTAAACCAGTTATTTGCTAATACATAATGTAGTTGAGATACCCCATCCATATTAAGATAATATCCAGTATTATTATAATCATAGATGAACGTACTTCTTAATTCGTATGTATAAGTTCTATTTCCAGAATAGTGGTTAATATAAGTTTCATATCCATTTTGACAATCTAAGTGTAAGTTACCATTTGTAGCACATACCGATGCAGTTCCATCAGGTCTACCATTCGTTCCAACATATAGATATGCTCCCCAAGTTGGGTTAGGTCCATGTAATGTACCTCCTCTAATTCTAAGTGCAGCATTTGATGTTGAGTTAGGGTCTATATAGTATCCACTATCATTTGCATCATAGTATATAGTTGCATCAATTCTACTTGGTGCATAAACACCTTTATTAAGGTATAAACTCCATGTACTACTAGTGGACGATGTACCAATGCCCATACAATCATTTCCTAAATGATAGTAAAAATACCATCTACCATTAGCTTCTCTATATGCACCACCATTACCACCACCATCATACATCATTCCGGCTACGGCACTATATGAACACCATATACCATCGTATCCATTTTTTTGTCCGTTTATTCTAAATTGTGTATATGAACTACCATCATTTGGATAGAAGTGTCCACCATAGTTATTTGGCCAATATAATCCATATCCACCATCAAATTGAATCCAAGTTTGTGGACGGAAATAAGAAGCTCCAGATAATATTAAGTGATATAAAAATGATGTACCATTAGGGTCTAAGTAATATCCTGTATTTTGGTTATCATAGAATATATTTGAGTCCATTCTACCAAAGTTAGCAGCGTGTCCACCACCACCATTCATACCACCATACAACCAGTTATATCCAGCTGAATAGATACCATTTGGATGCCAAGATGCGCTACCAGTTCCACCTACGTTACCATTACCTCTATATGAGTATGAATAAACTTCATTAAGGTTTGAGGTAGATGCTGGGTCTACATAATATCCAGTATTATTTGAATCATAGAATATTGGTGCTCTTAATGAGTTTCCAGCTTGTAAATAATTGTGAATATATATGTAGTTACTAGCATATAAATCCATAGCAGAATAACGAGTACCAGATGTATTTGTATTATAAAAATACATACTACCATCAGGGTCAAATCTCATATATGCCTGCCCTTGTCCGGTATTTATTCTACTAAATCCAGCAGGAGAACCACCATCGTTTTGTACGTTAAATCCAAAACCACCCGAATTCCAAGTTACACCAGGTTCAGAAACCCACATTTGTAAATAAGATGGAGTACCAGTACCCATTTCATTTCCTCTAGCCGTTAATCTAATTGTAGAGTTACCATGTCCACCTGCTACTTCAAATCTACCTCTCATATACGAACCACCGTTAGGGTCAGCATAATATTCAGTATTATCCGAATCGTAGAATATCGGTGCTCTTAAAGATGCTGCAGCCTGTAAGTATCCTTCTGAATATGTGTATCCAGAATAAAAATACATTCTGTACGAACCACCTCTAGTTATTCTGAAATCGTGGTTTGTAAATGAACCTCCAACTGATAATCCACCAACATGTGAGAACATACCAGTTTCAATACCTTCACTTCTAGCATATATTCTTAAAATTGAGTGAGGTGCATTTGAAATGTGGAGTTGAGTACCCCATCCACCTGGATCGGACCAATCACTACCACCATCACCAACGTATAAGTTTCTTAATCTAGAAGATGAGTTAAGGTCTAATCGGAATGTTGTATCGGCGTTATCATAAAATACAGGTGCTCTAAAATCACCAGTAGCGTTACCAGACCCAAGTAGATGCATATTACCCGCCATACCAAATTGGGTATATGTAGTACCATTTTCTCTCAATACGATTTGGTGTTGTGTGCCATAAGGACCAAATCCACCATATTGATAACCAATACCATACATATTACCAATTGGCCAAGATTCACCAATTGTCCAAATTACTTTTGAAGCAGTACCAGTAGAATTATAATCACCCATCAAACCACCATTATTACGGCTTACTAAATAGTTACTATACCACAGTCTACCATTTTGCTCCGTTTGGTTGAAGTTGTTTGTAGAAGCAGGGTCTGCATAGTATCCAGTATTATCTAAATCTCTAAATATCGGTGAACGCATTGAACCATCCGCAAACATATTACCCGAAGGGTCTATACCTGCATTAGTTCTACCAACTTCTTCTGAATAAAAATGAAAAGATTGAGTACCTACTAATTGTCCACTTGTTCGTTTACCAACATACCAACCACTACCACTACCACCATTATATCTAACCATAGCTTCCCAGCCATTTCCTGGATTTATATATAAATATTTGTGATTAGCTCCAGTTATAGTCAAATCCCACAAAACAGATGTTGAACGAGGGTTTGTATAATAACCAGTATCATCTGTATCATAATAAATTGGAGAATACATTGCATTTCCCGCTTGAATATTACTACCAGCATAGAATGATAATGGTGTTCTTAAATTACGAAGGTCACCAGAAATATTTGAATAACTATCTGATTCAATTGCGACCGAATATCCTTCAGCAACGTCCATTATTCCACTATAATACGCACCATTTTGTATTTTTCTCAATACAACTTGTCCATAAGACCAAGAAGATGAACCATTACCAATTACGATACAATATCTACCATCTTTAACACCAACTCTTACAGGCTTATCAGTTTGTCCAATTACTTCTGCATTTATGTTATACCACGCACCATTCCAGTTATGTCCACCAACTCTTACAGTTGATGCAGCATTTCCATTATATTCGTAGATATCAATTACAGCATGAATCATACCATAGTTACCGATTCCACCAGGAAATTTAATAACTACTGCTCCAGTTGCACCCGTTGCTCCCCAAACTGCGTAAGGTCTACCTACTAAGTTATCTTGCTTTATACCACCTGCTATTCTTAAAGATGTTGCTGTTGTAGCTGGATTTAAGAAAAATGCGGTATTGTCTTGGTCATAAAATATTGGTGCTCTCATATCACCATCCGCTCTCATAATACCAGGAGTGTACAATTGAACCGAAGCACCATTTCTAACTCTTAAAAAAGTAGTATCGGTCATAAACCAACCACCACCCCATCCAAATCCGATTTCCTCATCTTTAAAGAATGATGATGTACCTCTGCCAAATACAATAGCATCGTTATTACCGTTTAATTGTATAGAACCATTTATGAATAATCTATTATTTGTAAAAGAACCAACAAGAGGTGTATTATCAGATGCTGTATATGAAAAATCAGATGTACCAAATCCTACTCTAGATGTAGAGTCAGTATATATTCTTTGATTTGCGCCATCTATAAAAAATTGTGTATATGTACCACTACCATTAGATGACTGAATTCTTAGTACACGAGGAGAACCAACTTGTTCAATATAATACCCACCACCATCAGCACCACCAATAATATACGGTCCACTAGTAGCTCCAAATCTCCAACTACCATTTAAATTTAATCCAGCAAATGTTGGAGAATCAGTTGTTCTAACCGCTTGATTTAAATAATCCGAAAATTGATAACCATCCCATAAATCTGCATTAAGATTAGTAACAACAGTTGTTGATGTTACTGCTAATGGAGAAGTTCCAGTTGCTACAGTTGATGTTATTCTATTGAATGATGGAGAATCGGTTGTTCTAATATTTTGGTCCATTAAATAAACTTCAGTTGCACCTATTCCGGTATTAATAGTACCACTAATTGTAGCGTTACCAGTTAATGTTAATGTAGTACCATCAAAAGTTAAATTTGAGTTTACATTTGCATTTGGCGCTCCACTTGCTGCTAATGTAATTACACCATTTACAGTTGTGCCAGTTAATGATAGTAATCCCGATGAACCAGATGTGCCACGTGTACCAGAAGTTCCTGATGTTCCACTACTACCAGAAGTTCCTGAAGTACCAGATGTTCCTGATGTACCACTACTACCAGAAGTTCCGCTACTACCAGATGTACCAGAAGTACCAGAAGTTCCTGAAGAACCACTTACTCCGGAAGTACCAGATGAACCTGAAGTTCCCGATGTACCACTACTACCAGAAGTTCCCGAAGAACCAGATGTACCGGATGAACCACTTACACCTGAAGTTCCCGAAGAACCTGATGTTCCTGAAGTACCCGAAGAACCACTTGCACCCGAAGTTCCTGAAGAACCCGAAGTACCCGAAGTTCCTGAAGAACCACTTGCACCTGAAGTTCCTGAAGAACCTGAAGTACCAGAAGTTCCTGAAGAACCACTCGCACCTGAAGTACCCGAAGTGCCTGATGTTCCAGAACTACCAGCTGAACCACTTATACCAGAAGTTCCTGATGAACCTGAAATTCCGCTTGTTCCTGAACTTCCATTTATACCGGATGTACCAGAACTTCCATTTATACCTGATGTACCAGAACTTCCATTTATACCAGATGTTCCTGATGTACCAGATGTTCCCGATGAACCTTGTACTCCACTTATTCCCGAAGTTCCACTTGTTCCTGAAATTCCAGACGTTCCGGATGTTCCGGATGTTCCGGATGAACCATTCGAACCAGATGAACCTTGTGCACCACTTGTTCCGGATGTGCCCGAAGTACCAGAAGTTCCCGATGAACCAGAAGTTCCCGATGTACCACTTGTTCCGGAACTTCCCGATGTACCACTTCCTCCACCGGCTCCACTTACACCTGAAGTTCCCGATGTACCAGAAGTTCCAGACGTTCCATTTATACCAGATGTTCCATTTATACCGGATGTACCCGATGTACCAGATGTTCCACCACTACCCGCGCTACCAGTACCTCCACCAGCTCCTGTTACACCACTAGAACCTGATGTTCCGGAAGTTCCAGATGAACCACTTACACCTGAAGTTCCAGATGAACCACCACTTCCACCGGTACCACTAATTCCAGAACTACCTGCAGTTCCCGTTGAACCGGATGTTCCTGAAGTACCAGAACTTCCTTGTGAACCGGATGTACCCGAAGTACCACTACTTCCATTTGAACCAGAAGTACCTGAAGTACCCGAAGTTGCAGATGTACCGGATGTTCCGGATGAACCAGTACTTCCAGATGTGCCTGAAGTTCCCGAAGTTCCCGAAGTTCCTCCAGAACCAGATGTTCCATCAGTTCCACTAGTTCCAGAAGTTCCACTTGTTCCCGAAGTTCCTCCAGAACCAGATGTTCCGGAAGTACCCGAAGTTCCTGATGTACCAGATGTTCCCGATGTACCAGATGTACCACTAGTTCCACTACTTCCTCCACTACCAGATGTTCCTGATGTACCTGAAGTTCCTGATGTACCTGAAGTTCCGGATGTACCTGAAGTTCCTTCCGAACCGGTTGTACCAGATGTTCCAGATGTTCCAGATGTACCTGAAGTTGCTGCAGCTGTTTTTATACCAATTCTACCCGTTGATGGATTATAAACTAATACCTCATCGGTTGTTATATCTGATTTTAATGAACCAACTCCAAATGATAATGAACCTGTGATACCAACACTTCCAGTAAATTCTTGCTTATCATTTTGTGCATCACCAAATTTGTTACTTCCACTTGCATAAATTATTGATGATGAAATATATGTTGCGAATAATTCAGTTGTATTTATTTTTCCAGCTACAGTTAAATCAGTATTAACTACTAACCCTCTATTTGGAGAAATTATTGCTGTTGCTGAACCTGATTTTAATCTATCTAAATCACCAATTGCCGCTGCATTAATATTAAACAAACCACCACCATCACCAATAAAAAGTGAAGAAGTAATTGAACCACTAATTTTTACATTAGAATTTATTTGAATCGAATTTGTTGGTGACCCAATCAAAGATGTTTGTATTCCAGAAGCAGAAAAATTTGCACCCACATCAATTGAATGAGATGAAAAATTAGCTACACTACTTCCACTTACAAATAAAGAAATTTTGTCTTTAGTTTGTTGATTTAAACCGTTTGGGTTACCACCTAAATATTCCATTAATTACAACTTTTATGTTATTTCCAATACTGAAACAATTACATCCGTTGAATTGGCTAACGATGATGTTACTGATAGAAAATCTCCTGTTTCTAAAACTAACTTTTGCTCACCACCAACCAATACATTAGAACTACCGGGTATAATTAAAGAATCTTTTACAACGTAAACACATTTATTTGCTGAGTTATCTCTAACCATCACACTAACTGATATATTATTTGCGCTTACATTTGCCACACCAACTCCAATTACAGTTGTTGAAGTTGCTGCAGGTGTTTCATAAACTTTAACACCTGTTGTTCCAATTGAACCCGTTATACTATTTTTAAATGCGTTTGCCATTTTTTTATTTTTTTATCCTAATGCTATTGCAAATGCAATAGATGAATCCAATACATCAACTCCGTCTACTAAATATCCACCATCCGTTAAATTCATTGAGCCAGTCATTGTTATAGAACCACTTACTGCTAAACTATTATTTATAATAAGATTAGTAAATGTTGCCTGCTGAACATCAATAGTTCCTTTAAAAGAACCGGTAAATGAACCACTTAAATTTGCATAAGCAGATAATGCCTGTGTGATTGAACCTGAAAATATTGGACTATGTATAATCATCTATATCTATATACTTTTGTTATAGGTATAAATATAAATAATTTCCTTTTAAGGTTTCGCAGGCCAGATAATAGAAAAAGGATTGGATTGTGTTGTAACATTTCGTAATAACTGTCTATATTCTGTCCATTCCGTTTTTGTTTCAGTTGGGATATCGGATAATTGAGTCCAATCACATTCACTTAATAGTTCGTTTCTAATTTCTCTTATTTCAAACCATTTATTTTGAATTCTTTCATTTACTTCAGAAATCGATGCATCAGTTTGTTCCCAATTTTGATAATAAACACCATCTACTAGTATTGGTGTCCCTTCGGTAATATTTTTTGTATAATCGTTTGGTTTTGGAGTTTGTCTAACTTCATACAAATTAAATTGTATCATAACTTGCTCATCAATGATATTAGGAAATACAATATTTCTATGAGCTGCTTTTAAATCATTGTGTGTGTATGGGTAATTTATTATTCCATCTATAATTCTTAAATACATATTATTTAAAGTTTAAAGGTATTGATGCAAAATTTGATAAACCAGTACAATTGTTAAATGCATCAGTTCCGGCTGGTGTTGGAATTCTATTCCATATTTCAGGAGCAGTTCCTGTAAGCGCATTTGATGTTGAACTCATATTATAAACTTGAGTAAACGTTGATACATTCGTATTAAATGTAAATTGTAATACGTTTGTCAAAGCTCTACAATTTCTAAACGTACTAGAAAAAGTTGTTACATTGATATTTTGGTCAAATAAGGTTGATGGTACACTAGTTAGTGACGTACACGCAAAAAAGCATGATGCAAATGATACTGCCGATGTTACATTATCAAATAAACCCGATGGTACAGTTGTTAAAGTAGATATTGTAGCAAATGCACTGGCAAATATTGTTGCATTTGGTGAATAATCAAATATATCAGATGGTATTGCAGTTATACGCGTTCCATTCATAAAATTTGAAAAATTCAATACATCAATTAGTCCAGTATAACCACCAACACCACTTAAAGATGTGCTACCAGGTATTGCTGTTAGATTTACACATCCATAAAAGTTTATAGTCCTTAATCCAACAGTTCCCCATTGTACTAATTCAGTTATAAGATTTCTAATAGATGTATTATTATTAACTTGAAATCCTGGCATCGTTCCACTTATTGTAATAGTATATGTATTGGCTGAAACATAAGTATGCACTCTATTTACCGAATTTGATGCGGTTATTAATGGTGATGATGAACCATCTCCCCAATTAATAACTAAATTAGGAGTTAATCCACCAAAATCCGTAAGTGGACAAGTAAATACGGTGTTAGCCGATGTTGTTGTAATTCTAAACACAAACGGAAATGATTGTGATGCGTCTGATTCTGCTAGTCTTCTTGCTATTCCCATAATATTAACTTAAATTTTTAGCTATTGTAAATCCGTACCAACTTGTCCCACCATCGAATGTATAAAATACTAATACATCTTCTCCAGAAGTTGTCAATGTAGGTTGAATACCACCCGCCCAATTAACTGATGCTGGGAACGTAAGTACATATCCTCCAGCATTTACAGCTAATAAAGTAAATCCAAATGCTTTACCAGCTGGTACATTACTAAATGTTATTGTAGCCGCTCCATTAAATTGTCTTCTAAAATTATTTGCAGTTGAACAATCTATTGTAAAACTTCCACCCGTTGCTAAATCACTATAAATTTCTCTATAAGATGTTGCTTCTAAATATGTACTGGCATCCAATCCACCGGTCAATGTAATATCACCCGTTTGTGTTGTATTACCAACTATTGTTAACGTAGAACCATCATATGTTAAATTACTTTCAACATTTGCTTGTGTAGGAACATCCTGATATGTAAGTAATCCATTATTAGTCGCACCATTTAGTGGAAATCCATTTGTACCAGATGTTCCAGATGTTACACCCAACGCAGATGTACCAGAACTTCCGTTTATACCAGATGTACCGGATGTCCCAGATGTAATACCCGGAGCGTTTGTACCACTCGTACCAGATGTTCCAGTTTGTCCAGATGTTCC